CTGCTTTATCGTATATACTCATTGTACTGAATTATTAAATGTTTCTACAAGGCACTCTTGCGCTTCCATTGTACCACTTACTCTTTTATATAAGTCGTTTGCATCTCCTACAATACTAACAAAAGGATACTGACCAATCCAACTCTCATTGTATATTGTTCCGTAGCCTATGTTGTTTATTATCTTTCCCCAACCTGTTGCCATTATCCTCTTTATTTAAGTAACATTTTAGTTTTACTTCGTTGTTTTTCTTTGGTTTATATTTACTTACAGCATCCATCCGTTAAATAAAGCGTTTTTATCAGGATATATCTCCTCGTTATTGTTTGAATAGTATTCTGGAAATTTACTTGGTGCATTAAAGCTCAAGTAATCAATCAACCTCTGTGTGTAATACTCGGCATAATCCCTCTCCTTAGCAATAAGAGAGTCAATCTCTTGCTTATCTGCCAAAGAGCTATTCTCTGAGTTGTGCTTGTAAACGCCACCATTTGCAATAGTATATGCTGCAAAAGGCAAATACTCAACCATAGCAAAGTGAATAAGCATGGGTTGAACATAGTCATTAACTAAATCTAAATAATCCCCTGTAAGCGTTCCAGCAATTATATCCGCACCAATCTTATCGTACAAGTCGCTGCCTAGATAATTCTGAATATGTATCTCTTGTGCTATCTTTATGAATTGAATAAACTTATCTGTATCCACTGAACCGTTAAGGGCAGTGTTTTTTACAAGGTCGCTTCTTTTTATAAATAGTGCTGTTGCCATTATTCTACATCTTCAATTTGTTCTTCTACCTTTTCCTTAACCTCTTCCTCTATGTCCTTTTTAACGCCCGTTTCTTTCTCTATCTCTGCTTCACTAATAGCGTTAGTCAAGTCAGTAAATTCAAGAGGCTGCAAGGTCTTAAAGTAGATATCTAAGTCTATTCCATTGTACTCAAGTATCCTTTCAAGCTCATCAAGAATAGTTACCTGCATTGGTCTTATAACTGTATTGTCCATAAGAACAGAAGCGGTTTGTAATTCCTCTGCATTATTGCCAAGACCAGTGGTATCCTTAATACCAACAAGCATAGGCGATACAATTCTGTGAGACACCATTACTTTACGCATACTCTCGTCTGACAAGAACTGATATTGCTGGTGTGCATCGGATAGCTGTACTGGCTCAATAGTAGCAGCAAGTTCTTTGCTATCGTTAAATGCTAGTATAAAGCGACCTGCATTTGAGCTACCACTAAACTTAGTTACAATACTTTGCTCGATGGCATCCCTCTGTTCTGCATCTGGAGTACCGTTGTTAAAGTTAATAAGCATACTTGGAGACAATCCGTTCTGAATATTATTTATGTGATAGTTGGCAATTTCTTCTTCAAGCTCAGCATACTGAAGTCCACCCTGATAATCTACAGGGGAATAGTATTTGTACCCAGCACGATATGGCTTTATGTATAATATCTCAATAGATTGCTTAGAAAAGCCAAACGCAGGTATTCTTTGTAGTTTGTCGCTAGGCTTTGCCTCAGACCAATTAGAGTGGTAGTAATATGCCTCTATTTCGCCTTTAGCGTTACATTTCTCGGCTCTTAACGTCTCTACTGGTATATGCTCTACCTGAGCAATTTTAGAGCGGTCTTTGGTGTATATAACTTGCAAAGCAGCCTGACCCATCATTTTGTAGTCGTGTGTGATTCGCTTTATAACGTCTTTCCTTAGAAGCTGTTTCATCTCCTTATAGTCAGCATCCTTTTCCTTGCTGTCTGTAGCGTCAAGACCTCTTCCGTATATCATTTCGGATATGCCGTTGATTGCAGCGTTATTTGTAGGACTACCGTTATATCTATCTATAAGATATGTGAAGTAATCGTTATCCTCTCCGTAGGCAACGAAATCATCATTGTAGTATTCTTTTATCTCTGGTCTCGAATATGAACCGAGTTGAACAATGTGTATTTTACCCTCTTCCTTGTTTACTTGCATCATGGGTCTTTTCTTAGCGTAATGTCTTACTTTCTTAGCCATTATATAATTACAAATTCGTTATCGTAAGAACTCTCAACAACATAGTCATCCTTACCAGTTTCATACTTGTTATAATCTGTTTGGTCTGTACAGAAAACAAGCCCTTTATACACAACAGCATCGCTATTATCTCTATCCTTTACAGTTAGTGAATAATATCTACCCTCTACAAGCTGGTTACTCCCAGTAAACTCAACAGATGTTGTTGTTATTCCGTCAGTCGTAGTGCAGCTATCGTCTATGTACGACATATCTTTTCTTTCTGACTTATCAGTCAGCACAACCTCAATATTAGTAACAGATGCTCTTGGCACTATCTTTAATGTTTGGCTGCCTGTAGATGTTGTTAATATGTGCATACTAAAGTAATAATAACAACTTTATTTGTTTTTAGTGTACAAAAAAAGGGGTAATAAATACCCCCTTTTAGATTTATACCCCTATTAAATTAAGACGGGTCTCTTTGAGTTCCCTCAGTAGCAGTAGCACTTGTCATACCTGCAAATGGGTCAGCATCAGTAGCACCATCAACAAAAGATGGCATACGGATTTCATTTGCGGTTAATGTAAGTGTATATCCATTTAAGTCTCCCATAGCAGTACCAGTTACGGCAGTACCGCCAGTTACGTCAGCACCATTTTCAGCACCAACTAATAAGAATTTATCATCAAAAGTTTGAACAATAACGTGTGGTCTGCCATACGCCATAAGTTTCAATTCTTTGTTATCCTCTTTAGTTAGCTTGAATAGTGTGATATTTACAACCTGCTCAAAGAATGTTGTTCCATTCTCCATAGAGGATGTAATGTTAGTTTCAAGGGAAGAGTTACCTTTAACGTCATAGGTGTAGTAATCGAAAGTTCCACTCATATCTGTAATCTCATCGCTAGAACCAATAGTCAAAGTTCCTAAGTCTCCGAAATCTACAAAGTGAATTTTCTTTATGCCACCTACGGCATCTTTACAAGGTCTTAATCTTCCTCCAGTTAAATCACAAGCCATTATCTATTTTTTTTTAGTAAAAGGGGTAGCGTTAACCACCCCTTTAGATTAAACAATTATTATGCTAAAGTAAGGAGGGCAAGGTCAGAACCAATACCGTACTGTACGCCAGCAGTAAAGCGCATAACGACTCTTACGTTTTGTGAGCCATCAATGTCAGCCATATCGATAACTTTAACTTCGTTGTGGTCAGAAATAAGACCAGTACCAAAGAACAAGTTAGAAGCCTCTCCAGCTACGATGTGGTCGCTTGGAAGTCCAGGAGTTAACTGTAGCTTGATTCCCTCAAAGCTAAGAGCGTTACCCATGTTATACCATTGTTGACCTTTAGCATCTGTACCAGCAGCACCTTGTCCACCAGAAGCAAATCCTCCTAATGCACGTACATACGCTTGATGTGCAGCAGTAGGAACGTAGATAGTTAAATCTTCTTTTCCATATACAGCAGACGGAAGTGCATCAACAACATTTCCAAGTAGCGTTACGATGTTAGAAGAAGAGAATGAAGTCTCACTTCCGTTGGCAGCATCGTTTACATCTGAATCAGCAGCCATAAGTACAGTTAAACCGTCAAACTCTCCAGCGTTGGCATTTACACCACCCCAGATATTTTGTTCAGTTTTCTCTGCAACCTTAGCAGCAACGTGTCCTAGTAAGAAATCAGAAAATGCTGGAGGTAGATTGTCAAATGCAGAATATCCCATTTGTACAGCTTCCCAGTCAGAACGGAAATCTTGCTTACACAGCTCTAGGTTCACTTGGAACTCTTCTGGCTGTAGAATACGCTCAGTAAGCGTCAACGCATCAGAAGTGCTTGTAAAATCACAAGTTCCGTCAGCGATAATATCAGTAGAAGCAACCTTTTTGATTACCTCTTTAAATTTTACGTTTGGCTTAATAGTGATTGCTCCATCAGCTAGAGTTTTACCACTTAAAAGAGCTGCTGAGATATATTTCCCTGCAAACTCACCAGCGTAAGTTGTTGTAATCGGAGTTACAACTGAGCTTAAATTTACTTTTTGATTACTCATTTTTGTGTGTTATTTTAGTTTAGAAAATACTCGGTCAAGTGTGTTAGCAGGGCGATTCTGACCGAATTTAATCACCTCTTTTTGTTCTGTTTTTTGAGATGGTGCGTGTGCGATTGGCTCGGCTGCTGGTTCAGCAGACAACTTTTCAACCTGAGCAGACAATTCTTGCTTCTCAGTTTCTACCTTTTCGTACTCTACCATCATATCTTCTTTGATAGATTTAATCATATCTTCGAGTTCTGCAATCTTAGAGTTGAAATCCTCTTCCTTTACATAACCCTCCATTAGTTCAACTTCCTCAGATTCCTCTTCGGCAGCCTCTTCAGAATCTTCTTCTAGTTCAACTTCTTCAGTTGAATCAGAATCTAAAGCAACCTCTACCTCTTCGGCAGAAGCCTCTTCTGAAGAATCCTCAGATAATGCAACTTCCTCTACTTTTTCAGTTTCGGCAACTTCTTCGCTTTGAACTTCGATGTTCTCAACTTCGGTTGATTCTACTTCTGTAATAGCAGAGAGTTTTTGCATTATATCGTTTAAAATATTTGTAGCTTTACTCTCCATTTTATGTTAATTAACTTTTAAGTTCTATAAAGTAACAGAAAAATAACTGGGTGTTAGATTTTTAACTATTAGAATTTATCCTGCCAATACCCTGACTTCTTAGTGTGCCATCGCAACACTTTCTTGAGTATCTCCTGCCGTCTTTACAAAGGCATCCTCTTTTATTGTTTCTAGGAACTTGGTTTCCTACCGTTTCTTTACTTTTCATTTCTTACTTGATTTAGGGTGTTTCTTTGGCAATAAATCGTAATCAGTAGTGTACTTTGCATTCTGAGGTCTGCCATTCTTCAGCAGGTATATATAAGCGTTAACCCTAGCTTGACCCCACTGTTCAGCAGACTTCACTTCTGGACTATGCGATGTTTGAAACGCACCAACTCCACGCTGATACACTGACTTTAACTGTCCAACAGTAGTGCCGTAGCCTAACTTAGATTTATGCTTCTCATTAAAATCGTTAGCTTTCTTTTGCAAAGACTTTAGCACTCTGTCGGGAACATTAACTCCCCTTGACTTCCCAGCAGCACCCTTTGGATTGCGGCTGCTTCCTCGTTTAGGATTAGGATTTGGAGTATCGGATTTTGGAGCTTTCTTGCTTCTTTTAATTCTGCCTTTGTCATCGTATTCCGCTAGTTTATGTTCTTTGCAAGGCATATACCAATCCTGCCCATCTGCATTGTGAATGTGATAACCGTCGCATCCAATATCTTTTGCAATTCTTAGTGCCTCTTCTTTTGTGTCGTAAGCAAGCCTGCCATCTATTTCTTTAGACGATAAATCTATTTTAGACTCTGTTGAATTTATTTCATCTAACTTCTGTTCCGCCCAGCGAATACCCTCTTCGCCTCCCCAAGCATCCCATAGGAGTCCACCACAACCCTTGTTGTATGGCTCGCCCTTTTTCTTCTCAAACCTATTGTAAGATGCCATTTCAGATATAAGACATCTTGATAAAGGTTTGCCAGCAGACAATAATTGTGCAAATTGCCACGCTTGAGGTGTTCCGCATCTAGGTTTGTTGCTGTCATAGTACGCTAGAGCCTGTTTAGCGTTCTTTTTAGCCGCTTCTGGGTAATCTGAGTATGTTTTGTCGTATAAACCTAATTCAAGCTCTTCAGACAGCTCTGTGCAGTCGCAACTAAGCTCTATTTCTCCTAATTTACGCAATTTAGACCTACTCCAAGCAAGTCCAGCCTTTCCACCCCATAATAGGTATGAAATTGTGCCGCAAGCCTTAGAATCGCTGGCATCATAATATTCTCCTGCCCTAGACAAGTATGAATACATGCGTTTTATCGTTGACACACTGAGTTTTTCACCTCTACTGAGCTGCTGCGCTCTTATTTTCCCCACAGAGGTTGCGCACTTGTTGTTTACCTTTTTATTTAGCTCAATTCCTCTTCTGGCATTGTTTCTAACGCTCTGAGGGTAATCTCCGTATGTTTCTAGCTCTAATTTACCAGTTTCAATGCTGTCCGCAATCTCTAAAAGTATCTCTGCTGCGTCTGTATCTTGCCCAATCATAGACATAGCAACTTTATCGGTAAAGTAACCCTCTATTGAGAACCCCTTTACCTTGCCTGTCTTTACATAATCGTTCCAAACCTCTTCATTGTTAACTTTCATCGATACCATCCAAGTTCCTACGGGCATATTTAAGCCATACTTGCGAGATTTATCGTGTGTTTCATCCTCTATAATCCAAGACTCCACTACAGACAGTCCAGAAAGCTCTGCTTGATGCTCTAGCGTTGATTTATTCTGGTTCCCTTTCATTAGAAACATCTCAGATGCCCTACGAACAGTATCCTCAGAGAAATAGATATAGTATTCCTCATCCCTATCTCTTCTGTATATGTTTTTGTTTGGGATAAGTGCTGCGCCCATAAGAATACGCTTGTCCTTATCTACATCAGCCAACTCAACCTTAATCTCTTCTTTTAACGCCACAAAGTTCTCCTCTATTGCAGGTTGTTCTACGATTGAAATGGCATCAATGCCAGCAAATTCTCCCTCTTCGTCTATAAATAACTCTATTATTCTCATACTATTGAATTAACCGAATGATGCGGTGTTTGTTGTATTTCTGTCTAGTTCTTGTTGCGTGGAAATGTCTTTTCCAACCACAAATGCTTTTACTGGTTTTGCTTGTTGTGTTGTTACTGCTTGAGCAAGCTGAGACGTTTGTGATGCTCCTACAACATTAAAGTCTGGTGCTTGAATTGTTCTACCACCACCTCCGCCAGCACCAGCACCTCCGCCACCGCCAAGAGAGCTTTGGTATTTTTGACGAGCAATATTAGCTACATTTGCAAGACCAGTAGCGATAGCAACAGCCTGTGCAATTCTTGCTCTAACTGGAGATGTTGGGTCTCCAACTATTAATTGAGAACCAAAGGCTAATACTCCAGACTGATAGGTGTCCATTAACGCCCTACCTATTTTCATAGCCTTATCAATCTTAAATTGTTTCCTAGCTATATCATCTTTTTTCTTAGCTAATTCCTGTTGTAGTTTTTCTTGAGTCTCTGCATCTCCCTCAGCAGCAGCTATTCTTCTTCCGTAACTTTCCTCTAAAGCGATTGTTTCGTTTTCTGCCGAAACAGCAAATGTCTGACTAAGAGCGTCTGTAATTGATGTATATTGTTGATTAAAGAAAGCAAACTTTTGCTCTGCCATCGATTGTTCCTGTTCATTTAATTGTTTCTTTAATTCAAACAATCTTAATTCAGCTTGCTCCCTCTCCAAAGTACCCTCAGCATGAGAATCTACAATTCTTTGTTGAGCATCAACATCCATTTGAAGAGTCTGTATGTTCCTCTCTGTTTCAAAGAATGAATAATCTCCATTCATCCTATGAAGTTTATCTAAATACGAAGCCTCAGCGTCTAGCTTCTCGTTATTTACTTCTTGTATTCTTCTACTCCTTGCAATCCCAAGATTAGTTATTTGTGCATCTGTATTTTTGTTTATAGAAACTATGTATGCCTGTAATGAAGCCTCTGATTCTGCTATAGAATCATTATATTTTTTTATAGCATCAACTTTTTGAGCTTCAGTTGCATCTGATTTTAAGAAGTCATCAAGACGCTGCTTTTGCTTGGCGTCAAAGTCATTTTTTCTATCTCTAGCTATTTGTTGTAAAGCTAAAGCGTTCTTTCTGACTTTAGTTTCCTCTTGTTTTATAAACTCATCAAGAGTTTTAGTTTCCATCTTGATTCTTTGTT